ATTGGGTACAGCGATATAAACCACAAGAGTTAAGAATTGAAATCAATGCACACCAGAAAGCATACGCACTCGATGACGACTTGCGTAACTGGCTCTCGATGTATGGGTGCCAACTCAACTCTCACTTCACTGGTAAGAATAAGTGGGATACTAGCTTTGGTGTGGCTTCTATGGCAAGTCTTTTTGGTAGCCTTAGAGATGGAAGATTCCAAGATAACAACTCAATAGAACTACCAAGCAATGAAGGTAGCGAAGGACTTAAGGCTCTGGTACAGCAGTTGATTACCTGGAAGCCTGAGACTAGAAACCCTAGCGACTGTGTGATGGCTCTATGGTTTGCAGTGATTCGTGTACGCGAGTTGATGCAACAGAACTCACAGTCAGCCAAATGGATGCAAAACCGTTGGGCTACTAGAGCACAGACAGAGAGACGATTCTCAATTAACTTAGATGAAGCCATTGCAGAACAATGGCAACAGACATACGGATAGGAGTTAGCTATGGCACTAAATAAAATAAAAAACTATGTGAGCAACGCTCAAAAAGAACTTGGTGAACTACTCAAAGCATCTCAAGATTACAGAAATGTAAAAGGTGATAACACTCTTGATGAGATGAAAAAAAGAAAAAAGTTTCAAAATGAACGCGGCCAATGGGCTGGCGCAGTTCTACAAGGCCGCAGATACAATTCTTCAGGAACTCAAGTTTCTGGAAACGCACGCTCCTCCGGTGGAATCACCGGTAAGGGTGGCAAGAGCGTTAACCCTACTTACAACACATACTAAGATTTGGTTAGGATATAATGTTATCTATTGAACAGATTGCAGCACGAGTTGACTCGTTGCGCTTTCGTAATGCAGACAGGGACGCACGCAACCTTGATGTCCTTGCTGTCCGTAAAGGTCAGATTGCCAGTGTATACCCTGACTTCTTTCCAGATGGAGTAGATGCAAATGTCGTTGCGAATTTTATTGACATTGTTGCTAGAGACTTATCTGAAGTTATGGCGCCTCTGCCTGCCGTCAACTGCTCCGCAGCAAACCAAACGAGCGACCGTGCTCGTGCTTTTGCTGACAAGCGTACTCGCATTGCTAGCAATTACTTTGCTCATTCTGACTTATCCGTTCAGATGTACTCGGGAGCGGACTGGTACTTAACCTACGGCTTCTTGCCATTTGTTATTGAGCTAGACGCAGAAGCTAAACTACCTCGTATTCGCCTAGAAAACCCAGTGGGTGCTTACCCAGAGTTTGACCGTTATGGTCGTTGCATCGCATTTGCGAAGCGTTATCAATTAACGCTAGGCGAACTCGTTTCACAATTCCCTGAGTATGAGCGCTCGCTCCTTGGTGGACTTGGATACAAGCAAGAACTAAACTCTCTCATTGAGATGGTTCGCTACTATGACAAAGACCAATCGGTAATCTACTTACCAGATAAAAATAATCTTGTCTTGTCATCTGTAAAGAATCCACTCGGTAAGATGATGATTGTTGTAGCACGCAAGCCATCCATTGATGGTGAGCTTCGTGGACAGTTTGATGATATCCTAGGTATCCAGTTGCTACGCAACCGCTTTGCACTCCTTGCTATGGAAGCTGCAGAGAAATCTGTACAGTCTCCAATTGTACTTCCACAAGATGTACAGGAGCTACAGCTTGGTGGCGATGCAGTTATCCGTACCTCAAACCCAGCTGGTGTACGCCGCGTAGAACTTACTCTACCACAAGGCGCATTCACAGAACAAACTTTACTTAATCAGGAATTACGCGTTGGCGCTCGTTATCCTGAGGGACGCACAGGAAATGTCAACGCATCTATTGTCACGGGTCAGGGCGTTCAGGCTCTCATGGGCGCGTTCGACACCCAGGTCAAATCTGCACAGGCTATCTTTGCTAGCGCCCTCCGTGATGTAATTCAGATTTGCTTTGAAGTTGATGAGAAGATTTTCCCAGACGAGAAGACAATCCGTGGTGTAGATGCAGGTGCTCCGTATGAAATTACATACTCACCTAAGAAAGACATCAAGGGTGACTACTCTGCAGATGTACGCTATGGAATGCTTGCAGGATTAAACCCTGCTCAAGGTCTTATCTTTATGCTCCAAGCTTTGGGTGGTAAACTTATCTCCAAAGACATGGCAATGCGTGAACTACCATTTAGCGTTAATGTCAGCGAAGAAGTTGAGAAGATTGAAATTGAAGATATGCGTACAGCACTTCTTGCTTCACTCCAAGCATACACTCAGGCTATCCCTCAGATTGCAGCAAGTGGTGGAGACCCAAGCCAAATCGTTTCTAAGATTGCACAAGTAATTAAGGCACGCCAAAAGGGACAGGCAATCGAAGATGCTATTGAAGAAATCTTCCCTGCACAACAACAGGTTCCTCCTGCTGGCGCACCAATGGTTGAGCAACCGTCCCCTGCTCCCGCTGCTCCGGCAGGAGGCGCTCTTCCTCCAGAGATGGAGCAAGGTGGAGCACCAGATATTATGAGCTTACTATCCAGCCTAACATCAGGTGGAGAAGCTAACGCAAGCGTAAGAACTATTCGCCGACGATAATCTAGGAGGGGACAATGACAACAATTATTGGCGTTGAATATGATGACAAGTCTGTCATTGTTGCCGACAGTCGCATTACTGATGATAGTGGTAAAGTTTATTCACATCCAGTTATGCGTAAGATTACGCAGCGTGGTGCGCTACTAATTGCAGGAGCTGGTGAAGTTGCTCCCTGTGACATAGCCCAAAACATTTGGGTACCACCAGTATTTTCAGCGAAGGATAAAAAAGATGCCTATCGCTACATGATTGTAAAAGCTATGCCTTCTCTTCGTAAGTGCTTATCTGAGAATGGTTATAACTTTGATGAACCTCACGACAAAGATAAAGATGGATTAAGATTCCAGTTTCTCATCGCAGTTGGTGGCGAGCTCTTTGATGTCGACCAAGATTTGGCGGTGATGAAGAGTGGAGAAGGATTCTACGCCATTGGCAGCGGAGGCTCTTACGCCCTTGGTGCTCTTTATGCAGGTGCTGATGCCATCGCAGCAATGGAAGTTGCCGCAAGAGTCAGTGCCTACACAGCAGCCCCATACCAAGTAGAAGAGCAATACAAGTGAGCAAGTTTACAGAAGCCATTGATAAGGCTATGAGAATACTTGCCGAAGATTTAGAAGACTCTGATAGTCAGATATGTACTGGATGGGTTTTAGTAAGCGAGTGGAGTGACTACGAAGGCACACGCTATCTTATGACAGATGTAAGTGAAAACATGAACCCATGGTTAGCTAAGGGAATGTTACTATCAGCAGAAGAATATTCATACAGTCCAGAGGAGGATACTGATGGCGGAAAATAGAGGCGGTTTCAGACCAACTGCGCCACAGAACAACCCGGCAAATATTTCAGCTACAGGCGGCAATGGACAAAATCCAAGAAATATAGAACTAAAATATCGCGGCATGGGATATGGGACAACTGGACAAATAAATGCGGATGCTCGCGCAGCAGCCGGTGTGGCAGGTACCGCAGGTGCAGCAGCACCAACTGCAGGTAGAGCAATGCCTACAGCTTCTCGCGGACCAGCAGTTGTACCAATTACTGCAGAAACGCAACGCCCTGAAGAAACAATTTTCTCTGGCTCAACACTTCCTGGTGGACTTGATTTTGCAGACTTGAATCTTCCTGTTCAACCAGTGGGAGACCCAGACTTAGATACAGTAGTTGCATACTATCCAGTAATGCGCTATTGGGCAAGTCAGCCAGATACACCTGAAGCTACCAAAGAATATGTTAGATACTTAGGGACGATTATTCCACGATGAGTTCAACACAATGGGATAAGATGGGTAGTATCTATAGCGGTACATACCCACAGAACATACCTAATGCGATTAACAACCGCGTTCCATTCATGCTAGCTAAAGATGCTGCACGAAATGTGCCAGCTAACCCTGGCGACTGGAATGACAGCGTTGAAGAGTTGCGTGTTAAAGGTTTAGATATTCTACAAGCTGTAACTACGCCTGTGGCGTGGGTATTTGGTAAGCTTGATGAAGCTACTGACGGTGGTGCTAGCAAACTTTTATCAGCTGGCTACAAGAATGTACGCTCAAACTACGCATTTACTCGTGATGTAGCTAACAAAAATGCAGCCCTTGGCTTGCTATCAGGTTTATTTACAACATCTGGTGCAATTATGGGTGGTGTTGTAGGCTTTGGACTAGGTGGACCTATCGGTGCCGCAGCTGGAGCCAGTGTTGGTGGTTCAATTTTTGGTACACTACAGCGCGATACAGCAAAAACTGAGTATGTTAAGAAGACTGCTAACATTTTATACCGCTCTGCTAAGCTAGCTGAGACTGATGCTGGTCAAGAAAGCTACAATTTTGGTAGAGATGTAGTAGGATTTACATCAAGAGTAACCGGTGTTAAGACTTTAGGTGATACAAGTAAGGGAATCGGTGCTATCACATCGGGCTTACTTAACTTTGGATTTGAATTAGCTACCGCTCCAGACATCGGACTTGCAAAAGGTGTCGGTGCTGTTGGTCGTAGAGCTCTTAATGCTCCGATTGATGAGGTAGGAACAGGGATTGTAAGCGGACGCCTTACTGCTAAATCAGCAGAAGAGGCAGCTGTACGCTTTGCTGAGGACATTGATATACTCAAGCGTACTGCAGCAGGTGAAGTAACTAAGTATACACCAGTATTTAAGTTCTATCGTGAGAACTCACCAGCAGTTGTTGCACAGCGTGCTGAGTTTCGTGGTGGAGACATCCCGCAGATTGCTTCTCACCTAGTAGCTGGAGCAGATGATGCTACCATCTCACTGATTCTTCGCATTGGAAGATATGACGACACAGCAATCAAGGAGTTAGACACTCTAAGTGCTGCTAAACTAGCAGAGTACACAAGAGTAGATG